ATCCTTTTTGCTTTGACGGGACCAATCCCTTTAATGCCAATGATGTTATCAATTCGATCTCCAGTCAACATTTGAGTGTAGAAATTAAGAAGACCTTCAAACTCCGTAACGTGATACTTTTCTTTCTTCCGGTAGTTGTAATGCCATCCACGAAGTTGATTAAGGTCTTTATCGATATGTACCATAATCATTTTGTCTTCAGGGATAGCATAACAAGCTATCGCAACAGCATCGTCAGCCTCTATATCCTTAGTCATCATAAAACCATACTTAACCATCAGGTGCTCTCGTAAGGCTGTGTAATGAGCAGGTTTAGGGGCTACACGAGTTCCTTTGTAAGGAGCAGTCTTTGCAATGTCATACCGGAAGTTTCCTTTACCGGTAAGCCACCCAAAGTAACAATCTGCTCCTACTTCGGAAAGAATCGTATCGACAGCTTCGTTCATTCGCCATTTAGCAAGTGCTTCATCGATGTCCTCGCTAGAGAACCCGATAGCATACACTAATGAGTCAGCGTCGATTAAAGCTCGCATTACAGTACGTCGTCTAACTCTTCAACTGCTTCAGGATTGTAAGTAACAACCTCTGTAATAGTTAACTTCTTGATAGACGGAGCCATGCCATGCATAGGTGTCATGCGATGCTCGTAAGATGATACTTCAGCAGTAACTTTAGAACCGTTACCCAAAGCATCAATCGCTACTGGAGTACCTTTAGTGTCTACTGGGTTAAACAAGTAATTGCTTTTCCCCACAATAAACTTACCTTGTGCATCCTTGTGTTTAATCTTGATACCTAAGCCTTCCAGCTTCTTAGCATCAGCATCACTAAGATTACCAATTGTGCATTGATACTTAGTATTGTCAGGGTTAAATTTAGTGTTAAAAGTGTTCATGTCACGAGTCCAAAACAACTCACCTTTAATTGTCACTGATTTGTTCATATAAGATCCTTATCTAGGTTAGTGAAACATTATTATACTACATTTTTACTTCTACTGCTTGGTTTACTGCAAAGTTGTTGTTTTTAAGTCATAATCCTTATCTTCAATGGATTGCATACCCATATCTAATAAAGCATGAATTGTCTCATCCTCAAGAAAAGAATAGATGTGTAAGTATCCATCAATTTCTCCAAGAATGATTAACGGTTTAAACTCTTTAGGTAATTCATCGAAGATATTCATGGACGAAAACTGCTTTCCGTAACAGCTTTCAAATAAGTATCAACCATGTTTATTTCAGCAAGGATAGTTTCAAGCATTTTACGAATGTCGGCAGGAGTTGTACCCATGCGAATTTGTTCAATAATAAATCTTCTAAATTGTTCTTGCATCAGTGTGTTTCCTTCCAGTTATTACCATGTTTAAATTCACCAGTTAGAGGACAGTTCATCTCTAACACTCGTCCTGCTTCCTCAATCGATTCGATACCAAGTCTACCAACCTGTTCAGCGAATGTATAAGGCACTTCAATCTGCCACTCATCGTGTACGTTAGCTACAAACTTATACGGTAGTTTAATCTTCTTTAATTTCTTATCAAAGATCACCAATGCTTGCTTCATTACGATTGCACCAGCCCCTTGTAGTAACGTGTTGAGTGCCGAGTGCTCTGAACGAACGAGTAACTGGCGTCCGTCAAGACCCGGTATCCTCCCTTTTTGAGAGTAGATACGAGCCACTTTCTCTCTAAGAGCTTTAAGTTTCGGTGTGTTTCGTAGAAAAGAATCAATGAGTTGTTGTCCTTCTTTCGCAGAACCTCCAACAACCGTCCCGATCTTGGTAGCTCCTGCCCCATAGAGAAAGGCATAGATAAACGTCTTAGCTTGATTCCTCGTTTGCAACCCAGCAGCGGTTTGGTTCGCTGTGTGTATATCGCCTGATACAACTTCACGTGTATATTCATCATCGTTCATATAGTGAGCCAGCATACGAAGTTCTAACCCTGAAGCATCGATACCGACTAAACTACTACCTTTCTCAACAGTCCAAAGTTCTCTGCAATCTGTACCATAAGGGCTACCACTGTTAGGCACTTGAGCCATGTTCGGTGACATATGAGTCATCCGTCCAGTTACAGCACCACAAGTGATAACCCTTCCATGTACTCTCCCATCCGATCCAAGAGCGTCTAACCAAGACTCAATCTGAGCTATACGCTTTTGAAGCATCATGTATTCGGCTAAGGTTTTTGCTTCGGGGTAGTCGAGCGTTTCGAGGACGGCTTCGTCGACGATGACGCTACCTTTTTCGGTGTGCTTTTTGGGCTTCCAGCCTTTTTCGATGAGCCTTTCTGCGATTTGCTTGCGACTGCCGGGGTTGAACGGCTCAATGATGTCTTTGAGAGCTTTGCCACTGCTTTTGTGTGTGCGTCCAGTGGTGACTCGTGGGGGAAAAATGACCTGCATTTCGCTTTGAATAATATCCAACTTAGCTTTAAGTAAAGATAGTAATTGTAAAGCTTTAACTTCGTCGAGTTTGAAGCCATTTTCTTCTTGCTTTGTGATGATCGCTTGTACATTGTGCTCAAGATCAATACTCCTTTGTGAAAACTTCTCTGATTGTAAAGTTAAAACTAGGTGATTGTAAAGTTTCGCAGTCACCAGTGTATCCTGAATGCAATACTGCTCCATTTCAGGTGTTGCTCCATTGTCCCAGTCACTAAAGTCTCCTTTAGGAAAACCAAGACGCTTCCCCCAAGCTTCGAGACTATGACCGTCCTCTAGACTTGGATTTAGTAGTCTGCTTGCTACGAGCGTATCGTACACTTGGCTCAACTTCATCGTGACGTTCCAGTTCTTCCTGAGTACTGGTGCGTCGAAGTTTATTCCGTTGTGCATGATAATCAAATCGCAAACTTCCAAATACTTTTGTAATCCACTTGCTGCTTTCCATACCTTAACCTCATTTGTATCAATGTCACGAGTAACACACATCCAAATCTGATTGTGTGTACTGTTTGTTTCAATGTCTAGGACTATTCTCATAATCTAATTATACCATAAAAATACATTAGTACAGCAACAGACTCTACGACAAATAAAGCATAGTCTTTTTGACGCAATCCTGCGATAGCCCATAACAGGCTTCCAATAAATCCAAAAAAGATATTTAGTGGAAAGATATTAAGACTAGTTAGTCCAATACCTATCAAGCACAGGATTGTACCGAGCCATTTCATTTTGGAATATAGCCTTTTCTTACACCCTGATTGTCGTAATAGTTCGTAACTCCTTGATCCGTTTTAGTTGCATACCCAGCTCTATTGCCTTGTGCGTCGTAGACTGCATTTTTTGCGTAAGGATTATATGCACTGTTGTCATAATTATAAGGACTGTTAGCGTAATTATAAGGCGAGTTAGCGTAATTGTATGGGCTATTAGCATATTCATAGATACTATTTTCCGCAGGAATCACTTGAGCATGGCTTATCGTTGTTAACAGCATCATACTGCTTAATATCATCTTGTTCATCTTTAGTTTCCTTTTCTTTCCACTTCCACAGGTTATTCCAATTAAACAAATTTAACGGAGGACACTTCCATATCATTACTTATTCCTATGATAAACATCTTTAGGGTTATTCAACATGGATTTAAGCAATTCATCTACATTCGTAAACCACTGAATTACTTTCAATCCGTCTTCTTGGTAAATTGTAAAACTCATTTATGCCACCATTGACCTTTAGTTAATCTTTCACATTGCTTCTGAATATCAGGAGGATTGCTTTCTTTATCGCTACAAACATATACATCACTGCGAGTCGCTAATTGAATAACTGTATCAGCGAAATTAAACAATCCGACAGCGAGAAGACAAGCCAGCGTTACTTTAAAAAATCTCATAGTTCATCCTTCATTTCAAGCATACGTCCAGTATCACGATTGTAAAGCAAGCTTGCACAATGAGGACTGGTGAGTCCAGCAAAGCGATTCTTGAGTATGCTTACACGTGTCGTGTTACGCTCGATAGCATCTTCTGCTTGTGCATTACGAACCAATCCAATAACGATATCAGATAACTGAGCGATAGCACCGGAACCACGAAGTTGTGATAGCGAAGTCGCAGCACCTTCTTCGTGTCCTTTGGTTTCAGGACGCTTCAAGTGCGATACAGCAATTAAGCAAATACCAGTCTCTTGTACTAGCATCCGAAGCTTAGTCATGAGTTCATCAATACTCTTACGCTCATCACCATTTGACTGAGCACTAACAACCATGCTAATATGATCCAAGAATACATACTTGCAGTCCGCTGCTTTTGCAAAGTAACGAATTCGATTGATAACATTATCAATATCAGTAGAACCAAAATTATCCCAAAAGAATAAACGATCAGTCCCCAAGGTGTGATCAAAAGCATCTTTCAATTCCTCCTGTGATATTTGTGTATCAGGTAAGTGTAACGGTTTATTTGCGTACAAGGACATTACAGATTTAGCAGTTTTACTAACTGATTCCTCCATAAACATACATCCTATGTTTCCATCGGTAGTCTTGATAAGGTGCCAAAGAATTTCTCGAAGGAATTGTGACTTTCCAAGACCTGATCCAGCAGTGACTGTGATGAGTTCAGCAGGTCTAATTCCATAAGTGAGTTCATTGACCCCTTCCCAAGGGTACAATGCGAGTGATTTCTCGACTGGCTTTGTGACTTCTTCCCACAATGTTGATCCTGCGATGATGCCGTCGGGTGTCCATTGTTCTGCGTTCCACCAAAGATTGATGTACTCTGCACTCTTACCACTTTTGAGATAGTCACAAGCATCTTTATATCCTTGAGCGTGTTTAATGATCTTACACTTGCTACCGAATAATTCTGCTACTTCATTGACTGCTTTTTGTCCTGCTTCATCACTATCGAAAGATAGATAGATATTCTCAAAGCTATCAAGCCATTCATATTGTGCTTTACAGTCCTTTAAAGCAGCACTAGCACCGTTTTTAACACTCACATGAGGGTACTTACTACCTGCCATCTGAAAGCCAGCTAGAGCGTCTAATTCACCTTCATGAATAGTGACGTTGCGTCCTCCTTTGGCAAACTTGTTTTGTCCGAATAAAGTGGTAGCTTTCCAGTCACCTTGAATACTGAAGGATTTATCTGCGACAGTACGCACCTTGAGACCAGCGATGGAATTGTCAGCATCATAATAAGGATAATAATGATTCTTATCATCTTGTTTAACTCCGTAGGCTAACGCAGTATTGTAATTAATGCCACGATCACCGATAGCACTGCAAGTAAGATTGTCATAGTTTGTAAAATTCCGCATAGGTTTAGTTTTCTGTTGAGTTACTTCTCCAGCACCGGTGATGTAGGTTTGACACACGTGACAAAACTCATGTCCGTCGTCATATAGTGAATTACCATCACTTGACCCACACTTGGTGCATGGAATGTGTTTTATAAATTGGCTACTCAAAATAGAGCCTCCTGAAATTGAGACAAGTCGATGACTGGCTTAGGTGTTCTGATACATTTAAACGTCCAGCCAGTACGCATTGAGACAATACATCTAGCCTCTTCTTGTCGTCCGACGATACGCATAAGATCACCGTATTCGTTATAAACCATGTAATTAGTCATGAAGGTGCTCCACGTGTTGTGAAGTCTCGTGATATCTATCGACAATATCTTGCATAACTTCGTTATAGCCATAAAGCCTGATAGCGTCCACAATGTCGTCTAAGACAAAATGATACCAAGCATTCTGTGAGGTGAATCTATTCTCGTTCATAGTGTTGTTCTCCATTTTAGTGAAGCCCTACTATACTTATAAGTACTACTTATTAAGTTATAACAATAATAGTTATTTAACATATAAGTATAACTTCTTAGTATTATAGTGCAAAAATTCAGTCATCCAAGGGTTTGTCGTTCCACGATGCGAAAAAGTCTTCATTTATCATATCGTGAAATTCCTCCTCTTCGTCTTCGTGTCGTAAATCGGTACGTTCCAAGGCTAAGACTTCACTAGAAATAGATCCATAACACTTATTGCACATATCTAGAAAATCGCCAGTAGTTACGCTCTTACGTGTCGCTTCGTAATCGGACAACGCTTTATTGCAACAATAGCATCTCATTTATAATCCTTTTAAATCGATTTTAAGGGGCTTTTTAGCCGTTTTTTACTACCAGTTGATACCTAGCCTTCATCTTTGTCTAAAATCTCCTTATGAGCCTCTATTTCAGCCTTTGTAAAAATAGCATAATATTGTCGTTGATGCTCTAGAATAAAATCAGCGTATCTTTTAGCCTCCTCATAGAGATCAAACCAAAAACCGTTACACCAGTAGTTTTGTTCGTTTTTCATAATGTGAAATCCTAACGTGATTGAAAATAAGACTCTTCGCCTAAATAACGTCCGACGTCTTCCCAGTATTCGATAACTTGTGCTCGCTGATCTTCGCTTGCGTCCTCCCAGTTTTCGATCTCTTCCGGTAGTCCTAACTGGCTCATAGCCTCTAGAAAATTGCCTTGTTCAGTAGGATCTAGATCGCCTCCTTTTCGCATTTCAAACTTGACATAATCGTCGACGTATTCGTCCATATCGTCGTTGTCGTCGTCCTCCGGCTCATAGTACCTATCGTGCATTGACATCATAAAACCTCCTCTATTGAATTGTAACCAAGTAATTGTAAGTTATTTTTAAATTTGCGTATAGCGTTTTTTTCTATTTGTTGCACTCGTTGATGACTAATCCCCATCATAGAACCGATTTCAGCATAAGTATACGTATCGATCCTCCGACAAGCTTTACAAGTATAGTAGTCATCGCATTTACAATTTTTAATCATAATCTATCCCATTCTAACGTGATAAAAATGATCCGCAATGAATTGCGAAGCTTGTTTTAACCCTGCGTACATTATGTTTAATTCCTTCGCTATATCGTCCCCTTTAATTCCTCCAATGGATCCGAAACCGATATACTTTTTATCCGGTGAGATCCATTTAAGATCGATATAAGATCCTTCGAACTCTATCGATAAGTGAGTCATTCCTAATTTTAAACACTCACCTATAGTCCGCATGATATAGGTTTTATTGCCCTTCGCAATTTTGACGGGATAAATTAATTGGCTCATGTTATGCCCCTTTAATAGCTAGAATTTGATCCTTCGCAATGGCTCTATATCCTTCGCTTTTTAGATCGTATACGGTTATATACTTTTCAGGATCTAGAGTACTGGCTCCGCCTTTTAGGTGCTTAGTAACCCCTAACCGGCAATTCATTACCCT